TCTGTTCCCAAGTTCCTTAACGAACAGGGGAGCAGAAGCGCTGTTGGCCTCGCGGCGACGGGAGCTGTCGCGGCGGTTCTTTTCTATTTCGGTAAGAACTACGTGATTACTCCCAATTAAGATTGCTGTAGATTGAGCGGTCCAAACCCATGTAATAGGTCAACAACGCCCCAGCGATGAAAGTCGCCGTCAATAAGCCACTCACTTCAAGTGTCTTCTTGACGTCCTTTCCGAATTCATCCATATCCTTTCGCGTCTTCTTGAAAATCAGGTGCAGGATATACGTTAAAATCAACGCCAACAACGTCGACGTGAAGAAGAAACTCCTGTCGACGGCGAGACGTGGCATGCGATTGACAATCATGCGCAGCGCGTTAGGCACGACGAACGTGAGCATCGCGAGACGGACTTCGTATCGTTTGATGAGAACGGGGAGCAGAGTCACGTAGTACACGACGAGCCAATAGAAAATTGCCATGTATAAATCTTTGGGAGGTGTGACCGCCATCTCTTAGTATATAGTAAAGTAAATAAAAAGTTTTTACCTGTCCTGAACATCTTTACCGCAAAAATTAGTTCTTTTGGGAATCTTTTCATAAATGCCGAGACCTATGGCGATGTCCCTGATGTCTACGTAATTATTCCAATACGCGTCGCTGTGATCATACTCTGGAATGGTACAATGCGCTAATTCGTGAAGTAATATGTGAAAAATTTCATTGACTTCCCCATCAATACACACACCGAGCTCAAATCCTTTGTTCACGTTAAATCCGAGAGAACCATCCCACATGCGATAGTACGCGGTGATGGGCTTGGCGTCGTGAAGCATGGGATATTTTCCCGTTTTTATGAGATGTTCGCGGAGAGTGGTGTATTTTTCGCGCACAGCCACGAGTTCGGGTGGTTCGTGTGTTGTCCTGAAAAGATAGATGTTGACGAGAATAAGTAAAATCCAGGCTATCATTTTCTATTATAAGTAAATATAAATTTCGAGTACATCTGGGTCACCTTGTGTCCCGTGAGTGGTCCCCAGTACACTAAATGGAAACCTTGCGATTCTAAAGTCGTCACCAACTTATCCTTGTATGCCACGGGCTCTGCTTTCGCGCCGTCTTCGTAATAAGGGGTGTCTGCCAGATTTACGAATAACTTTTCACCAAATCCCCCTTGGGGACTCAGTTTCAAAAGGAAAAAGTTGCCCAAATCATCTTGGTATGGTGTGCGCATGACTATTGTTTCGGAATCTGGGATGATGCCAGCTAGGGTTCCCCCCTGTTTGATTCTTTTTTTGATTTCTCTGATGCTTTCGTGAAATAATTTTTCAGATGCAAATATGTAATGTAATGAAAAATTATAACAGATGATGTCATACGTTCTGTTTTTAGGACATCCCCTAATGTCCCCTTCGTAAAAGTTTACGTGCATCTTCAAACCCTGTGCCCGCGACTTCGCTTCCTGTAAAGCCCGCTCGCTCGGGTCACACATACTTAGATTCTTCACACCCGCATGTTTCCATTTCTGAAGGTCCCCACCGAATCCACAACCGACGTCCAGCACCGAAGGATTGTCGCGACCATGCGTGATTGATTCGATAATTTCTCGCTTGAAGAAATTGTGGGTTTTTCTAATGTCCTCCATCTCACTCATCTAATAAATGAGTGTTAATTTTAACCTCTGATAGTTATATATACATGACATCCATTCTTGTGCTTTTATTTTTATTTTTATTCATATCGAGTGCGGTGCTCGTGATGATGTATACCAGCCAGAGTAAATTTAAACTATGGGTCGACGTCAATCTTTTCGGTTCCGCAGGCGCGTGGCAAGCACCCGTGAAAAATAAAAATGAAAAACGAATCATCAACGTCTCCGCGTGTCGACAGAAATACGGAGACACCATCGACCCCAATAATTATTCACTCGGCGGTGATACGCCAGAGAAGGCTCGCGAAAATGGTTACATGTCAGCGTGTCGGTCGGCGCTGGAAATTACGAAAGATTGCGATCCCAACTGCGCGGAACCGGTGTATGTTGGATTCGTGCGAGATACGTGTGGTTCGCGTGCGCTCGAGAAGGAACTTGTTATGAACCTCGGGGGTGCGAAGAACGCCACTTCATACATCGAGGGCATGAAAGATGCATGTTCCACATTGATTTAAAACATAGAGCGCGTAAGTATTATCAATTAAAGAAATTGTGCGTTTTTATAATGTCCTCCGTAGGGGGACTCTCACTCATCTAATAAATGAGTGTTCATTTCAAGCTCTTGTAGTGTAGTGGTTTTATCACATTGGACTTTGAATCCATTGACCCTGGTTCGAATCCAGGCAGGAGCTATTACCTTGCTTCAGTAGCTCAGTTGGTAGAGCGCGGCATTTGTAATGCCGAGGTCAGGGGTTCGAAACCTCTCTGAAGCATTTTATTGCATCCCATTATACGGGTGCTTGTGCACCCACAAGTTGCACACCCACTTTTCCCCACTCTTCACAGGTTTGCCACCGTGATACGCCCTTCCGGTGATGAGTTCGTAGTTGTCCAGGTTTTCAAAGAGAAGACAATCCCCCTTCTTCAATTTGTATTCCTTTTTGATGCGCGGGAACGCCGTCTCACCACCCTCGTAATCTTCGTTCAATGCAAAGATAAACGTGTACATTCTCGGGTTTATACCATGTTCGAACGCGTCGTAGTGGGGTTTATAAAACCCACCGGGTTTGTACCGCAACACTTGCAGTTTTTCGCAGTTATCCATCGGCCGGTCGACGTGCTTCAAACAACGTTTAACGACTCCCGCCACGACTGGGTCCCGTGCATCTAACCACGCGGTTTCGCTCTGCCTGATGTTCTTCGCGACCTCGTGATTCCCACCGACGGTGGAAGGTTGTAAGTTAGGTAGAGCCGCTTTCTTGATGTATTCACACTCGTCTTCGGTCAACATGTTATGAAATACAACTGGTCGTTGATATTGAGGCAACAAAAAATAAACTAAAAATATTAGAGCCAATACAATAATCATTACATTATAGTTATATTTTTTCTAAATGGTATGGTGTCACACAAGTGTACCTCTTATGTATGGAGCTGATGATTTCGTTCGTGTACTCTATGAGTGGTATGACGATGGTTCGGACGTCCTCTGGGTCTTTACCTAACATGTACTGACGTAATTCATCTGAACATGTATCGAAAAACATTCTAAATATCTGTGATACATCTTGAGCCTTCGCATTCTGCTTATCCCTTCGTTGGAGTTCCGTTTTGAATTCATCTTCAGTGATTTCATTCATCATGTATGAAATGCGAATGTACCGAGTATCCGTGTTCTCCTGCCAGCGCCAGTTTAACTCCGACTCCACGCGTAGCAACGACATGCGCAGCTGTAACAAATCATATCGCTCGGCATCGCGTTCTCTGAGCTCCCTGTACGATGGTAAACCACCGCATGGAATGTCTCCATTTTCCCTATTCAGTGAATTTTGTCGTCGTTTAAATTCAATGTAATGTGGATTATGGATTCGCCCTAATTCAATGACACCATTTCTCCAATCAAACGCAGTGTGACACGAGGGACACCACATCTGAGCACACCCCTCGAGTTTTTGAATCATTTCCCCACACGATGGACATGGTTTCGTGTCTCTTTTTAAAAGTTCCATAGTCTTCACCGATTCGGGGTCACATTCGTGTTCATCCGAAATGTTTTCATTACACTTCTCACAAAATATGTTCCGACACATTCCACAATACCAAGTTTCGTCTAAAAAACCTTTACACGCACCGGTTGGACATTTTCGCACGAATTTCCTACCCTGTTCTGCGACGGGTACGTAACCCGTTCGTAACTCTTCGTACTCTATCAAATGATTCGTGTACACTTCGTGCAACTCCAACAAGTCTGGGTGTCTTTCGAAATGCGATTCATCCCTAACTGGAATGGTGACACCATAGCGATTGTACATGCGTATGAGTCTTGAACGGATGTCTTGAATGACGAGACGAAGGTCTCGCATCTTCAAAATTCTCTCCACGTGTGGTTGTGTTTCGGGGAACAGGGCTTTCTCCCTCTCGAATAACACGTATTCTCTGTGTTTACGCAAATCCGTATTTCTAAATTTCTGTGTGCACCACGTGTCCACGAATTGTCGGTCCCACCGAGACTTGCACCCCATGCAGTGCGGTTCCTCCATCGTGGACAGCAGGTACTTATGACAACACGTCCGACACGCGACTAAATCACAAAAAGAACATGATACCTTTTTGTGATTTATTTTATTAAATTTTTCACAACACACATCACATGCCATACTTATCAATTAATTGCCCAAAAACTTTAACTTGACCCAGTCCCTGTCAGACTTGAAAAGTTTCGATAAACGGGGGTTGCTGTTCTTGAAAAAAATCATCAAAGCGTTGAGACGACGGAACAAACCGAGAGGGGGCTCCCCTGCCTTGACCGCTCGCCCAAGCGCTCGGTGTCGAGCCAACTTGCTCATCTTCGCGACGTCTTTGTATCCGAACACGGCGAGTGAAATATTTTGTCGCAAAGGGATGCGCACCACGGGTTTGTTGATGGAGTTCATTATTACATAACAAATATTATTTCTAACGTCGACGCTCCGCCTTTTCAACCGCTTTCCCCGCCTTTTCGATGTTTTGCACTCTCCGAGCCACCAAGGGTCCCGAGGGTGGACGAGGTCTGAAGCGACTTATCAAACGACCCACACCCATACCGACCTGGTTTTGACTGGTCGGTGCAGGGGCCGGGCGCTTCGCCTTCACGGGAGGTGGTCTCAGAGCTCTCGCCTGATTCTTCACGTTTTTACGAGTACCCACTCTTACCAGTTCCTTACCCGTGGGTACGATGCGTTGTCCCTTCTCACCTCTCGCAGTCTTTCGCGTCTTTCCGTTGTTTTCTTGTTTTCTTTTATTTCCAGGTTGTGGGAAGTTTTCTTGAGCGTTACCATATTCCGATTTCGTGTCGTTGTTAAATTTATCTTTCGCGTCCACGAATTTGTTGTTCGCTGGTGCTGGGAGTGCGGCTGTTCTCGCTCTCGCCTGTTCTTTGAGAACTTTACGCATGTTTGCTTGTGGTGGTGCGGGGAGTGCGGCGGTTCTCGCGCTCGTCGCCTTTTCTTTGAGAACTTTACGCATGTTTTCTTGTGGTGGCGCGGGGAGTGCGGCCACTTTCTTTTGCAACGGCATCATCTGTCCCAGTCTGAATCCAATGCGTCTCTTCGCACTATTTTTAGGGCCGTATGGAACCATCGCCGTTTCTTCGTTGGAGTTCACTTCTTCGACGGGGATGATTTTCACCTTTTTCCCGGTGTTGTACTCTTTTCTTGCATTGTTCATAATTTTGTTGATTGTCGACTTATTCGTCGCCGCGGCGATTTTGTCAATAAAATTCTTCTTCGGGGTTATGAGTTTATCATTTTCCATCTTTTGGATGGTGTCTTGTGCAGTCTTTTTCGCTCTCAAAAATTCCATCTTATTCTTGTATTTTTCAGCAATCTTAGCGTCGATGCTTCTTTTCACACCCGCGTCACGAAGTTTGGTCGTGTCGTTTTTAACGGGAAGGAATTCACGAATTGTTTTCTGTGCTTCTTGTTCCGTGATTTCATAGGTCTTCGCAACCTGTGTGATGTAGGACTTCAAATACAAAGCATCGGCCTTTTCCAGTTGCTGCAACTTGGACAAAAACACCAAATTTTTACCACCTTCATTTTTCAACATCATGAGTTGGCGTTCAGCCGTTCTGAACACGTCGTTAGTGAGGACATTCACCCCTCTTTCCGCCTTGTACGCACTAATCCACGCGTTGTTCACCCCCATACCTTTCAACTTTCTCACGATGAATGCTTCACTGAGTTGTGCGTTGTTCATGTTGAGTGCCTTTTGAATAAATTCAGAGTTCAACTTCTTGATACCTCGCTTCTTGGCTTCCCCCTGCACGCGTTCCGCTTTCTGAATGCTCGCTTCCGCGGCGTTCGTGTTGGTGACGTTGATGTTGACGAGACCCACCTTCCTGGCGCGTTTCCTCAACTTGTCCCTTGTTTGTTCAAGTTTTCGTTCGGCACCCTTTTCTCGTTGCGCGCGCTCCGCGTCGCGTTCCGCTTTCTGAATG